GAATTTATTAAACACTTACCGTGTACGCATTGTTCATCTAGTGACGGAATGGCTCTCTACTCTGATGGTCATACTTTTTGTTTTGTGTGCAACACTACTACTAGGGATAATGGCAATACAGTTTTGGATACAAGCGAAGTTAGGTCAGATTTATTACAAGGTAAGTTCATACCTTTACCGAAAAGGAAATTAACTTTAGAAACTTGTAAGAAGTGGGATTATGCTATTGCAGAATACAATAATGAAACTGTCCAAGTAGCAACTTACTACGATAAAAATAAAAAACCTGTATTTCAAAAAGTAAGATTTAAAAATAAAGAATTTAAAACTATTGGCGATATAAATAAAGCCACGCTTTACGGACAGCACTTATGGAATAGTGGTGGTAAAATTTTATGCGTATGCGAAGGGGAGATAGACACTTTAAGTTTATCTCAATTGTTTAACCATAAATACGCAGTGGTAGGAATACCTAACGGAGTTAACGGGGCAGTTAAATCTTTAAAGAAACAATTAGAATTTTTAGAAAGTTTTGAACAAGTCATTTTCTTTATGGATCAGGACGACGCTGGTCAGGAATGTGCAAAGAAATCTGCTGAATTATTATCAGTAGGTAAAGCTAAAATAGCAACATTTGAACTTAAAGACGTTAATGAAATGTTAGTTAGCGGATTAGGTGCTGACGTTATTAAGGCTATGTGGGAAGCAAAAACATATAGACCTGATGGTGTTGTTGCTGGAGAAGAACTTTGGGAAGTAATTAGAAAAGAAGATGAAAAAGCTACAGCCTTTTATCCGTATGAAGGATTAAACAGAAAATTATTTGGAATTAGAAAAAGAGAAATAGTTACAATCTGTGGCGGTTCTGGAATTGGTAAGTCTTTAATGACTAAAGAAATTGCTTACCATTTAATTAAAGCTGGTAAAAGAATTGGAATAATATCTTTAGAAGAAAGTTTAAAAAGAACTTGTGAAGGTATTATTGGATTACATTTAAATAAACCTATTCATATAAATAGAGATAATGTTTCTGAAACAGAATTACTACAAGCTTATAAAGAAACTATAGGTAATGGTAATGTATTTTTATACGATCATTGGGGTTCAGTTGAAGAAGATACAATTATAAATAAAATTAAATATTTCGCTAAAGCATTAGATATAGAATATTTATTCATAGATCATATTTCAATTATTGTTAGCGGTTTAGAAACTAACGACGAAAGAAAAACAATTGATTTGTTAATGACAAAACTTAGAGCATTAACAGAGCAATTAAATATTGGTGTAATAATTATTTCACACTTAAAAAGACCAGAAGGAAATAAAGATCACACTGACGGGTTAAAAACTTCTTTAGGTCAATTAAGAGGTTCGGGTTCAATTGGTCAATTAACAGACATTTGTATTGGCTGTGAACGTTCAACTTCTGACGTAGAAGATTCAAAGAAAACAACTGTAAGAATATTAAAAAATAGATTTGCAGGAATAACAGGTGTTGGAACAACACTTAAATACAATTCAGATACAGGGAGACTTCAAGAATATGAAACAACCAATAATTTTTGATATTGAAACAAATGGTTTAAATCCTTCAACAGTACATTGTTTAGTATTACAAAAAGAAGGAAAAGAAATTTCGTTCGTTGGACGAGATATACCGAAAGGTATTGATTTACTTGCTGACAATTTAATCGTGGGACACAACGTTATTAAGTACGACCTCCCTGTCTTAAAACGTTTGTATAACTATTCTCATAGCCCTGAGTTAGTACACGACACTCTATGCCTTAGCCGTCTTATCTACCCTGACATAGCAAATAGCGTAGACTTCAAATTGTTAGCAAGTGATCGCATAGAAAAATCTAGCGTAGGTAAGCATAGTTTAAAAGCTTGGGGACAAAGACTTAATTTTCATAAAGGAGATTTTGCAGAGGTTAATACTTTTGATGTCTTTACACCTCAGATGTTAGAGTATTGTATTCAAGATGTTAAGTTAACTTCATTACTTTATAAAAAACTTTTAGAAAAAGGATTTAGTAAAGAAAGTATAGAGTTAGAACACGAAGTAGCAAACATACTTAAAGCACAAGAAGATAAAGGTTTTGGTTTTGATGAAGAAAAAGCTAAGGACTTACACGTTAAGTTATTAGGTAAGACCCACGATCTTAAATTAAGTTTAGAAAGTAGATTTCCTGATTGGCAAGAAGACTTAGGAGAATTTATACCTAAAGTTAATAATAAAAAATTAGGATATGTAAAAGGCGTTCCAATAAGAAAATCTAAAACGGTAAAGTTTAACCCATCTAGTAGGCAACATATATCAAATAGATTAATTGAATTAAGAAATTGGAAACCTAGAAAGTTTTCTGAAACAGGTTTGCCAATAGTTGATGAAGAAGTTTTAGAAAATTTAAATTACCCAGAAGCTAAAGAATTAAATGAATATCTATTAATTGAAAAAAGATTAGGTATGTTAATTGATGGCAAGCACGGTTGGTTAAAGGTAGTTAAGAAAGGAAGAATACATACTAACTACATTACTAACATTACTACAGGAAGAATGAGCTCTCGTTCTCCTAATCTACAACAAGTGCCTACTATTAATTCGCCTTATGGGAAAGAATGTAGAGAATTATTTATTCCAACATTAGGATATGTTTTAGTTGGTGCAGACGCAAGTTCGTTAGAAGCACGTTGTTTAGCTCATTATATTTATAATTATACTGGTGGAAAAGAATATGTAGATTTAATTTTAAATGGAGATATTCATTCTTATAATCAAAAGAATTTAGGTTTAAAATCTAGAGCATTAAGTAAAACACTACTTTATGCAGTTTTATATGGAGCGAGTGCTCGTCGAGTACACGAGATATTAAATTGTTCTTTAAGTGAAGCTAAAGAAATACTAGATAAGTTTTATAGAGTATTACCTTTTCTACAAGAAATTAAATATGACATTATAGATAAGTTAGAAGGCGTAGGTCATATAAAAGCTATTGATAAAAGAATCTTAACAATAAGAAGTAATCATTCAAGTTTAAATGCACTAATTCAAAGTTGCGGTGCAATACTTATGAAAAAAGCATTAATAATACTTTGGAATAAATTAAAGTCTAAAGACGCTTTTGTCATAGCAAACATACACGACGAATTTCAAATAGAATCTAAACCTGAGATAGCAGATGAAGTAGGGCAGTTAGCGGTAGATAGCATTAGGGAAGCGGGAGAACATTTTAAACTACGTGTACCTTTAGGAGCTGAATACCGTGTCGGAAAAAACTGGGCTGAAACCCACTAATAGAAATTGGAGAAGGTGGGCTTCTAATGCTTTGTGCAATCAAAGAATTCGTCAAGGACACGATTGCGGTTTAAGTATAGATGAATTAATTTTATTAACTCCAAGTCATTGTCCTTGTTGTAATACTGTTTTAGAGCCACAAGGCAAACAAACTAACTCGCCTTCTGTAGATAGATTAGATTCTACAAAAGGTTATGACAAAAATAACATTTGGGTAATTTGTCATTCTTGTAATTTAAGAAAAGGAAATACGAAAACACCAGAGACTTTATACAAAATTGCTGACGCTTGGTGGGCAAAATTGAAAGAAAGACAATGCAAGTAATAATAGTTCTTCACGACAAAGAAGAAGGAGACAAAATAGAATTTAGTATTTTTGAAAAATACAATGATGGAGAAACACCAGAAGAAATGGCAAGTAGCCCAGCAGTTCAAGTAGGTGCAATCATATCTTCATTTTTAAAATCAATAGAAAAATACGGAACTTACTTAGGTATATTACCTATTATCGAAAGCCAAGAAGAAGAATTTAATGAAAATGATTTTAGAGACAAAATTAAAAAAAGAGACGGAAACGTCATACACGTTAATTTAAATAAAATAAAACCTAAAGGAAACGCATAATGAGTACATTATTAATTGACGCTGATGTTGTAGCTTATCAAATATCTTTTTCTACGGAAGAAGCTATTAGATGGGGTAAAGAAGAAGATGAATACGCTATATGGACTTTGCATAGTGACGAACAAGATTGTGTTAGAAAAATTAAAGATTATTACAATAGTATAATTTCTGATACTCAGTGCAAAGAAATTATATCTGCGTTTAGCGATAAAGATAATTTTAGAAAAGATTTATTTCCTGATTATAAACTTAACAGAACTAAACAAAGAAAACCTTTAACATTAAAATTTTGTAGAGATTATATTTATAAACATTATAACGGCTTTTCTAGACCAAGATTAGAAGCAGATGATGTATTAGGTATTTTAGGGACTAGCAATACTATTAAAGGTAATAAAATAATATGTAGTATTGATAAAGACTTAAATCAAATAGCTGGATTACATTACAATCCAACACTTAAAGAATTTTACGGCATTACTCAAAAACAAGCTGATTATAATTTTTATTATCAATGTTTAGTTGGAGACGCTACTGATAATTATAAAGGAGCTCCTTCTTATGGTGATGTAAAAGCAAAAAAAGTTTTAACTACTAAAAGTAAAAATTTATGGAAGATTGTTAAGGATTGTTTTATTGAACAAGGCTTAACAGAAGAAGACGCTTTAACACAAGCACGTTTAGCTCGAATACTTAGAAATACTGATTACGATTTTAAAAATAAACAACCTATTTTATGGAGTGGAAATGACAAATAAAAATATGTTTGATGAAGTATTTCCGCAAGGCAGACAGGTAGGTGGAAAACATTATAAAAATTTTCGCATTCAGCCGTATGAGTTTATATCTAAAAACAATCTTAGCTTCTTTCAAGGAAACGTTGTGAAATACGTTTGTAGATACTTGAACAAAAATGGAATAGAGGATTTAGAAAAAATAATTCACTATTGTCAATTAGAAATTAAAAAAATTAAAGATGTAAAAACCAATGTGTTTAATAGTAAGCACGTAATTACTGAAAAAGAATGGTTAAAAAGATTTAACAAGGATAAAAAATAATGAATGATAATATTGTTAAAAAATGGAAAAAGAAAACTTGGATAAATGCAGATATTTTATTTGAAGACGAGTTTTATGCAAAAACACCTGATTTAAATAAAACGTTCCCACCAAGTATAAAAGCAACTTACACAGTAATTGGACAAAACTCTACAAGATCAACTTTAGAAGAATTACCAATAGATAATAAAAATGAAAAAACTACTGAACAAGATACTGGCTTGGATCAAGATATATCCACCAAAATATAAATTTGTATTAGTCTTTTGGGAAGACGCAAACTCCGATAGCACTTGGAACGATTTAGAATTTATAGAAGATATGCTTCCTACTATTTGTCTTAGTGTTGGTTTTCTTATTAAAAAGACAGACAATTCTTTTGTATTAGCTTCTGACTTTACAATTGAAGAAAAAAACGACGATTTTATTTTTGCTGACGGCGGAAATACTATGGTCATACCTACCAAAAACGTACTCAAAGTAGTACCAATCCCCCTTAAAATACAACCCAAATAGTTGCTCTCTTGGATATAACTTATGATTTCACAAGAATTAATTAACTATCTGGAAAAACAATTCCCAGATAAATGCCCAGATTTAAACGATAATGAAAGAAAAGTGTGGTTTAAAGCAGGTCAATCAAGTGTCGTATCTCATTTAAAAAAGATCTTAAATGAAAAAGAAAACAATATTTTAAAAGAAACAATAATAGGAGATATTAAATAATGTGTGGATTTTCTAGACCGTCATTACCACCTCCTCCTCCAACCCCAGCTCCTCCCGCAACAGAAGTTAATGCTAATAGTGCAAGTTTAAGAGAGAATGCTCCTAAAGCTGTGCAAACTAATACATCAAGTTCAGTTAGCTACTCTAAAAAAAGAGGGAAACAAGCTTTAAGAATACCTTTACAAGTTAATGTTGGATCGAGTGGTACTGGTGCAAACGTACCTTAACAATAAATTATAATTATGCACAATTATACAACAGCTAAATCAAGATATAATACACTAGAGGCAATACGAGATCCTTTTCTCGATCGTGCTCGGGACAGTGCTGAGTTTACGATCCCATCTATTATGCCTCGTGATTATCACAATAGGCATACTATTCTATCAACGCCATATCAAGGCATAGGTGCAAGAGGTACTAACAACCTTTCTTCTAAACTACTTCTAGCTTTACTTCCCCCAAATCAACCTTTCTTTAGACTAACACTTGACGAGTTCACGTTATCAGAACTTGCTGGTAGAGATGATATGAAAGGCGAATTTGAAAAAGCTATGGGTTCAATAGAACGTGTAGTTATGAACGAAATGGAAGTTAATAATTTTAGAACAGCATTATTTGAAGCTATTAAACATCTTATTATTTGTGGAAACGTTCTTCTTTATATTACTCCAGAATTAAAAATGAAAGTTTATCATTTAGATCGATATGTCATTAAAAGAGACGGTATTGGAAATATATTAGAAATTATTACAAAAGATATGGTTGCTCCATCTTCTTTAACAGAAGAACAAAAATTATTAATAGATGGAGATAGAAGTAAAGACGGATATGAAGACACAATAGAAATTTATACTTGTGTTAAAAAATCTGAGAACGGAAAAAAATGGGAAGTACACCAAGAGATAAATGAAAAAATAGTTCCTTCTTCTATTGGTAGTTACCCAATTGATAAAAACGCATTTATACCTTTAAGATATACTTCAATAGATAATGCTGACTATGGTAGAGGATTTATAGAAGAATATATTGGTGATCTTAGATCTCTTGAAGCATTATACAGAGCTGTTGTTGAAGGGTCAGCGGCGGCAAGTAAAGTTCTTTTCTTAGTAAAACCTAACGGTAGTACACGCCTTAAAACTTTATCTGAAAGCCCTAACGGTGCAATAAGAGAAGGTAACGCAGAAGATGTAACTACACTTCAAGTTAATAAATTCTCAGATTTTAATATTGCATTTCAAACAATGAAATTAATTGAAGAAAGATTACAATTTGCTTTTATGCTTAATACTTCTGTTCAAAGAAATAATGACAGAGTTACAGCAACAGAAATTAATTATGTGTCTAAAGAATTAGATGATAGTTTAGGTGGTTTGTATTCTTTATTATCACAAGAATTACAATTACCTTTGATTAATAGATTAATGCATCAAATGGAAAAAAAGAAAGCGTTACCAGCTTTACCTAAAGAAAGCATACGTCCTAAAATAGTTACAGGACTTGAAGCTTTAGGTAGATCAAGTGACCTTCAAAGATTAAATATGTTTGTTACTCAATTGCAACCTTTTGCACAGCAATTGATGACATATTTAAATTTAGATGAATATGTAAAAAGAGTTGGAACATCATTAGGTGTTGAGATGGAAGGTTTGATTAAATCTCCACAAGAAGTACAAGCTGAACAAATGGCTATGCAACAACAAATGATGATGGAACAAAATTCCCCTGCCGTAGTAAAAGAAGGTATGGGTATGGTCAGGGATAGTTTTAAAAACCAAAGGGAGAAAAACATTAAGAAGGAGAACTAATGGTTGATAAAGTAGAAATACCTGTTGAAGAAGTAAAAGAGACACAAGAATATTTAGACGAAATGTCTAAAAAGGCTGATGGTGCAAATAATGTTGCAAACAATGAAACAGCCCCAAGTGAAGAACCTAAAAAGGAAGAACTGATACTTGGTAAATTTAAATCACAAGAAGATTTAATCAAGTCTTATCAAGAACTTGAAAGAAAACAAACTGAGCTTAATAAGCCAAAAGAAACTAAAGATGAAAAACCTTTAGAAGCTAATCAAAAAGTAAATTTTGATTTTTCTTTAGCTCAAAAAGAATTTGATGACACTGGAGAATTAAGTGAAAAAACAATTGAATCTTTAGAGCAAGCTGGCTTACCTAAATCTTATATAGATAATTATATTGCAGGTTTAGACGCTGTTGCAAAACAATTTGAACAACGAGCGTTTGAAAGCACAGGTGGCGAAGAAAATTATAAACAGATGACAGATTGGGTTAGTAAAACTTTATCTGAATCTGAAATAAAACAATTCAATGATAACATTGGTAGAGATAATGATACTGCATTATTCACAATTAAAGGTATGTATGCACGTTACTCTGCTGAAACTAGAGAACCTAATTTAGCTACAGGTTCTAATGCACAACAATCTGGATCAGGATATGAAAGTATTGGTCAAATGAAAGCTGATATGGCAAATCCTAAATATGCTACAGATAGTGCATTTAGAAAAATGGTAGCTGACAAGGTTGCTCGATCTAAAGTTATCTAAATAAAATTCAAAGGATAAATTGCTGTCCTTGAATAGCAAGTAAAAATAAGGCTTAACCCGTCTGAGGACGGATAATTCTGAAACTGAAATTACTACGCTTTATTAGCAACAACCTATAATAACAAAAAGGAGATATATATAATGTCAAATTATACTGTATCAAATATAGGTCAGAATGCTGGTGCTGGTAGTACAACTGCTTCTTTCTTGAAAGTATTTTCAGGTGAAGTAATTACTGCTTTTGAAACAGCAAACTCGACTCTAGACAAACACTTAGTTAGAACAATTAGTTCTGGCAAAAGTGCTCAATTTCCTATTGTTGGTAAAGCTTCGGCAAGTTACCACACAGCAGGAAATGAAATCACTGGTGGTTCAATAACTCACAATGAGAGAACAATCTCTATTGAGAACTTATTAATTGCACCTGTGTTTATCGCAAAAATAGACGAAGCTATGTCTCATTACGACGTAAGATCTATCTATTCAAAAGAATTAGGCAGAGCTCTTGCGAACCAGATGGACAAGCACGTTTACCAAAACCTTATCTTAAATAGTAGAGGTGGAGCGGCTTCTCCGCAAGCGGCTGGTCAGCAAATAACTGACGCAGACTTTGCAACGAACGCTACTTCTGCTGCTGCTTCTATTTTTAGTGCGGCTCAGAAATTAGATGAGAATGATGTGCCAGCTGACGACAGATATTGTGCTGTTAGTCCTGCGGTATATTACAATCTAATCCAAGCAACTACTGTTATAAACAGAGATTGGGGTGGATCAGGTTCTTACTCTGATGGTAAAGTTTTAAAAGTTGCAGGTATTAACATTGTACCTACAAACAATTTACCATCTTCAAACATTACAACTGGTGTTGACGCTGGTTCTTCTACAAGCTTTGCAGGGAACTTCTCAACTACTGTTGGTGTTGTTTGGCAGAAAAATGCGGTTGGAACTGTTAAGTTAATGGACTTGTCTACTGAGATGGATTACCAAATCCAAAGACAAGGTACGTTACTTGTAGCTAAATACGCTATGGGTCACGCTCCATTGAACCCAATTTGTTCAATCGAAATCAAAACTGCGTAATTAATTACGTTTGTTTTATTTGGGAGGCGGGGAAACTCGCCTCTCATAACCTATTTAATTTTATATATGACACTTACAGTTACTACAAAACTCGAAGCAGTTAATACTATGCTTACGTCGATAGGAGAAAGTCCTGTTAACACAATAACATCTTCAACTACAACAGACGTTTCTATTGCTATTCAAATTTTAGATAATGTTTCAAGAGAAGTACAAAGTGTTGGTTGGTATTTTAATACTGATACTAATTATAAATTAGTTAAAAATACTTCTGGTGAAGTTGATTTACCTTCAAATTGTTTAAGAGTAGACAACTCTAATCAAGACGCAGATTTAGATTTAGTAGAAAGAGGTAGAAAACTTTGGGACAGAGAAAATCATACTTTTATAATTAATAAAGATATTAGAGTTAACATTACTTGGTTTTTAGATTTTCAAGATTTACCTGAGACAGCTCGAAGGTATATCACTATTAGAGCGGCAAGAATTTTTCAAGATAGAATGTTAGCTTCTGAAACATTACACACGTTTCATCAAGTTGACGAAATACAAGCGTTGTCAGCTTTAAAACAACACGAAGGAGATACTAGAGATCATAGTATTTTTGATAACTACAGTACATACAGAGTTATAGACCGAGACAATTATCAACCGACTAAAACTACAATTACAGATGAATAATGAGTGCAAGATTAATTTCAAATTCAATTCCAAATTTATTGAATGGAGTTTCACAGCAACCCGACACTGTAAAACTTCCTAATCAAGCAACTATTCAAGAAAATGGTTTATCAGATATTATTACAGGTTTAGGTAAAAGACCGCCTACAGAACATATAGCAAAATTAAATAATGATACTTTAACAGATTCTAAAGTACATATTATTAATAGAGACACTACCGAACAATATGTTGTCTTATTAAATAATCAAAGTTTAAAAGTTTATGATATTAATGGTAACGCAAAAACACTAGTTACACCTGATGGTCTTACTTATTTAACTTCAACAAATCCAAAAAAAGATTTTAATTTAGTAACTGTTGCTGATTATACATTTATAGTTAATAAAACTATTGATACTGCAAAATCAGGAACGCTAAGTGCGTCTAGACCAGATGAAGCATTGTTTTATGTTAAAAATGGTCAATATAAAACTACATACGAAATTACTATAGATGGAGTTAGTGTAGCTAGTTATCAAACATTAGATAATTCTACTTCATCTAATGCTAGTTCAATTACAACAGATAATATTGCAACAGAATTGTATAATGATTTAGTTGCTAGTTTATCAGGTTATACTATTAACAGAGACGGTTCTATTATTTATGTTTCAAAAAATTCTGGAACATTTACAGCTTCGGTATCAGATGGTTTAGGCGGTGACGGTTTAATAATAGTAAAAGATAAAACTAATTCTTTTGCTGATTTACCATACAAAGGTTATACAGATTTTGTTGTTGAAATTGTTGGAGACAACGGTAGTGAATACGATAATTATTTTGTTAAATGGGACGGTGACGCTTGGGTAGAAACAGTTAAAGACGGATTAGACAATGCGTTTGATGTTACTACAATGCCCCATCTTTTAATAAGAACTGCTGATGGTAATTTTAGATTTTGTAAAGCTGATGGATCAACTTATACTATTAGTAGTACAACTTATACTCAACCTGAATTTGCACCAAGAACAGTAGGAGACGAAACAACAAGTCCAGACCCTACGTTTGTTGGTAGAAAAATTAATGACATATTCTTTTATAGAAATAGACTAGGTTTTCTATCTGATGAAAACGTAATCTTTTCTAAAGCTGGAAAGTTTTTTACTTTCTGGGCAACTACAGTAACTACTGCAATTGATGATGATATGATTGACTTAGCTGTTAGTCATAACAAAGTTTCAATTTTAAAATACGCTGTGCCTTTTAATGAACAGTTAGTTTTATTTTCGGATCAATCTCAATTTACTTTGGACGCACAAGAAATACTTTCAGCTAAAACAGTTTCAATAAATCAAACTACTGAATATGAAATTGATGATAGTG